GCGCAGCCGTTTATGACGCCGGCCATTGAGGGTGTGCGTGGGGCCTTTCTTGAGGGCTGGGATCAGGTGACGCACCTGGAGCAGGCGGCAAATTTTGTCGAGCTGGTTGCGCGCCGAGCAGAGGGCATCGCCAAGGCGCACTCGCGCGTGGACACGGGCGCAATGAGGGCCAGCATCGCAGTGAGCAAGCCGGAGGATTTTGAGTGAACGCCGTAGACGACGCGGTATACGATGCACTGGCCGCTGGCACGGCGCTGTTGACGGCGCTGGGCGGTACGGCAATCTACTGGCAGGTGGCGAATCAGGGAACGGCGTTCCCGTATATCGTGTTCTTCCAGAGCAGCGGGATAGACGAAAACAGCAGCCCGCGCCGGGCACGGCGCATGATGTACACGGTCAAGGCGGTGAGCGATGACGCAGACGAAGCAGGTGATCTCGATGCATACCTAGACGCACTACTGCATGAGCAAACGCTCACCGTGACAGGGTACGGGAACTATCGGACATATCGGGAGAATGACGTGGAGTACCTGGAGCAGACGAACGAGGGCCTCACCGTGTACCACCGGGGGGCGCAGTACGGAATCTGGATCGCAGAGTAAGGAGAGACAATGGCTACCACTGACAGAATCACCGGGAAAGACCTCTATGTGACCTTCGCCGGGACAAGCCTGCACGGCGACTTTACCTCCGTGACCTTCAACACGGAAGGCGACCTGGTAGACGTGACCGCCGGGGCGGATACGTCGCACTACTATGTGCCGCTGGGGCGCACCGATGGGGAGTGCACGGTAGAGTCGTTCTATGCTGGCACGGCGACATGGCAGGCGGTTGCTGTGAACACCGCAGGAACGCTTGTGATCGCGCCTAAGGGTACGGCATCGGGGAATCCCAAGTTCCAATGCGCGCGCGCCATCGTCAAAAGCCGTGAGATGACAAACCCGTTTGACGATGCCACTGTCATGAGCGTGACATTCCAGTTGTCTGGCGAGATGGCCGAGAGTGCGTACTAATGTGACCGATAGGGGGCGACAATGGACGTAACGGTCAATGGCAGGCGGGTAACGCTGCGTGAGCGGTTGCCAGCGCGCGAAAACTGGGACTTGATGAAGGGGTTCGGCGAGGGGGTCGATCTCCAGCATATGACCTTTGAGCAGGCGACGGACATTTTCCGGCGCTTTGTCGAGTCATGGGAGTTCGACGGCGATCCGGCGGACGTGGAGAGTTACGCGCCGTTGGATATGTTTCGGGAATACCTTCCGCTCATGCAAGCGGTATCGGAGCGCATCACCGAGTTGATGGGCGGCGGAAAAAACTGAGCAAGTCCACGTACTTGGCGCTCAAGTTTTCAGAACCGATAGACGACTGGAGACTGATGCGGCAGTACATCGCAGAACGGCATCCGGGATGGCCGCTTGAGTACGTGGACTCGCTCACAATGAGGGACGTGCAGGACATGCTGGCCTTTTGGGATGGCAAGGCAAAGGCGGAGAAATAGTGGCGGGAACGCAGGTAGCCAGTCTATTCGCAACCATCGGGGCGGACCTGACCGGTCTCAACAATGGGCTGCGCCAGGCGGAAGGCAAACTAAGCACGTTCGGCAGCACAATGCAGGCCACGGGCGCAAAGCTACTTGGCACCGGCGCGGGCATGACCGCAGCGGTGAGCGCGCCGATCATCGCACTGGGTGCCAACATGGTACAGACCGCCGGTGAGTTTGAGGCGGCGGCAAACATCCTGGGTGTGGCCGCAAGGGATTCTGGTACGGCAATGGCCGACCTGTCTGCGGCAGCCATCCTGGTCGGCAAGGACACGCAACTCGTCGGCATCGACGCGATGGAGGCCGCCGACGCCATGACCACCTTTTACAAGGCGGGCATGACAACTACGGACATATTTGGCGACCTGAACAAGTACCTGGAGACGGGCACCGATCTCACCGGTGCATTGCGGGCGTCTATCGATCTGGCGGCGGCCAGCGACCTGGACCTGGCCAGCGCATCGCAGGCTGTGGCCATCGCAATGGCAACGTTCGGGCTAGAGGCGGATGACGCGGTTGGCATCGCCAACAGCTTTGTGGCGGCGGCCGATAGCAGCATCTCCGAGGTGTCAGACCTGGCGGCGGCATTGGCGAACATCGGGCCAACGGCGGCGCAGATGGGCATCTCGCTGGGGGATGTAAACGCGACGCTGGCCGTACTGTCAGAGAACGGCATCGCCGGCGCGGAGGCGGGCACGGCGCTCAAAAGCATGCTCACGAACATGCAGCGCGATACCCCGGACGTGGCGGAGGCGTGGGCATCGCTTGGCACATCGATGTACGACGCTGAAGGTAACATGCGTGACCTCGATAGCGTCATGGCAGACATCAGCACTGGCCTGAAGGGGATGACCGAGCAGCAGCGCAACCTGACGATCCAGCAACTCGCCGGTACCTATGGCATGAAGGCGATGTCGGCCATTATCGGGCAGGGCGACCATGCCATAGAAGACATGGCCATGACGATGGAGGACGCAGCCACGGCACAGGCTGTCGGAAGCGAGCGCACCAAGGGCTTTGCGGCGGCAATGGAGCAACTGCAAGGGGCCATCCAGACATTTATGATCACTGCCGGTACGCCGCTAATTCAGAACGTTATCACGCCGCTAATTCAGCGTTTCACAGAGTTTGTCGGCAAACTGATCGAGACGGACCCCAAAATCATCGCTCTGGGCGTCTCTATTCTGGGCATACTGGCCGCAGTCGGGCCAGTGCTTCTGATACTCGGTGGTCTGGCCACTGTCGTGGGCGCGTTGGTGTCGCCTATCGGGTTGGTTATCGCCGGAGCTGTCGCGTTGGGCGCGGCGTTTGTAGCGGCTAACGGGGGCATCGGGCCGACCATCGAGCGCTTGAAGGAAATCGGGGCCAGCATCACGGCGTTTGTGACGCCGATATTGCAGGAGCTTGTGGCCTTCTGGGAATGGCTATGGCCATATATCTCCCAACTGTTCAAGTACATCTGGCGCGACCTGGAGGCGTTCTTCGGACCGCTGATCGCAGAGATGGCCGCGTTCTTTGAGCTTACCTTTGGCTACATCAAGGCCTGGGTGGACGAAAACATGCCGCTGATCCGGGAGACTATCGTCACCATCCTCGAGGCGATTGAGGATGTATGGGACCGAGTGTGGCCGTACCTGAGCGATGCACTGCGCGCCGCGTGGGAGATTATGAAGGGCATCGTGCGGCTGGCAATCACCTGGGTGCTTGGGTTCATCAAGGCCACGATGCAACTGATCACCGGCGACTGGGAAGGCGCGTGGGAGACGGTGCAGGAGACAGTCGGCACCGCCGTGGACATTGTGAAGAACATGATCCGCAACGCCCTCGACGCCGTGAAGGGCACGTTTGGCCAGTGGGCGCAAGCGGGGCGTGACATGATCGCCGGGTTCATTGGCGGTATCCGCAACAAGGCCGGAGAACTGATCAACGCCGCAAGGGGGGCAATCAGCGATGCTATCCAGGCAGCCAAGAACCTGCTCGGAATTGGCTCACCGTCCAAGCTCTTTGAGGAGATCGGCGTCAACACCATGCAGGGCTTTGCAAAGGGCATTGAAACGTCACGTAACGTGCCAGCGATAGCGGCACAGAACGCAGCCGGCGGGGTAACGCGGTCGGCAACCGTGAACTACAACAGCGCGCCGATCATCAATGACCGGGCGGCCATGCTGCAACTGCTGGCCGTCACGCGCGCACAGTCGATAACGCAAACGGCAATGAGGGCAATATAGCATGGCGAGAGTGCTGAAACTGGTCAAAGGCGCGACAACCCTGAACCTGCTCAACAACACGGACGGCATATCGCTCCGATCCGGGGGCGACAACTGGCAGCCGGTGTATCCCATTGTGTCCGGGTACGGCGAGCCAGAACCGGTAGTGGAGACGATGCGGCTGCAATGCCGGGGCACGTCACAGAACGCCATCGCCGGGACAATGCAGATTTGGGCCGACATGATGCGCGGG